GATACATCAAAAACTTTTATTGGTGGTCTTATATCTGGCGAAGGTTCTTGTGAGCTTTTATATGATACTGCTGGCAACTCTGATTATCAGGCTTTTATTGATGATGTTCTTGTAACTGGTGATGCTGCAGATGCATTATTTGAGTTATTTCCTGACCAAGATACATCAGCAAAAAAAATTAGCTTTTCTGGAATTATCACTGGTGCAGAATATGGTGCAACCTTAGGTGAGATTCAAGTCATAACAGTGAACTTTATTACATCAGGTGCCATAACTTCAGCTATATAGTACATTAGGTAAAAGTATTTAATTTTACATGGCAACAAAAAGAACCATTGACATCATTACTGAGGGATTCAGTGATGTAATGTCTGCAAGACGCAAATATGAATTAGAGCTACCTTCTGGTCAAAAAATTGATGTTTACTTTCCACCTTTAACAAGGTACGACAGACAGAAAGCACAAACTGCTGTTGGCACTGATGATGCTTTAATGGTATCTACACAACTGCTTTGTCAGATTGCACAAAAGGAAGATGGGTCAAAAATGTTTGCTTTGGCAGATGCTATTGACTTACAAAGATTATTACCAGAGAAAGTATTAAATGATATTGAGCTATTTTTGTTCGAACTAAAAATAGATGTTGATACAGCAAAAAACGCTTAAAGAGAAATAACTGGCTTAATTTTGAGTTGTTTCTCGCATCTGAATTAGGTAAAACATTAACAGAGTTAAGGCAAAATATGACAGAAGAAGAGTTAATTTATTGGGCTGCATATTACGAAAATAAATATGAGAATGAAAAAAGAATGCATGAAAGAGCAAAAAACAGGTAAACTAAAAGAAATGTATTTGATAAGCTAAGTGGCTGAAAGTATTGTTACCTTAAGAGTCGAAGCAAGAAATGCAATATCTTCTTTAAATAAAACTTCGCAAGCAACAAGATCACTTTCAAGAAATGCAAATGGTGCCACAAAATCTTTAGCAGCAACATCAACCGCAGCCAAAGGTTTAGGTGCATCATTAGCTACTTCACTTGCTCCGTTATTAACTGTAGGTGCTGCTGTTGCAACAGTAAGTAATGCGATAGGAACTTTTACAGCAAGAGAAAGAGATGTTGCAATACTTACTCAGGGTTTACAAAATTTAGGTGCTGGTACTGCACAACTGAATGAATTGCAAGAAGCAGCAAACAGGTTAGGCAACCAAACTTTATTTAATCAAGAAGAATTTACAAGAGGTTTTAACTTATTAACAAGTTTTAGGAATATTGGTGTTGATTCATATTCAAGAGTGGCACAAGCTGCAGCAGATATTGCACAGGTTAACCAAGTTGATGTAAGTACATCATTTATGCAATTAGCAAAAGCCTTACAAGACCCTGAAAGAAATTTATCAAACTTAAATCGTTCTGGTATTGCTTTTACTAAGCAACAAACAGAAGTAATAAAAGAGTTAATGAAAACAAATAAAACTGCCGAAGCTCATGCCATGATTTTAGGTATTGTTGAGGAAAGTTATAATAAACTTGCACAAGCTGCTGCTGAGGGTTTTGCTGGTGAAGTTGACTCATTAGGCGAAGCGTTTAGAGATTTTTCAGAAACATTAGGTAAAGCACTTGAACCAGCTTTAGTTGCAGCGACCAAAGGTTTAACAGCTCTTATAAAAGCTGCTGATGATCTTTTTAAATCACCACTTGGTAAAACTGCTGCGTTGTTTTCAGCAATTGCTCTTGCAGCAAAAGGTGTAATAATAGCATTACCAATAATTAGTGCTGGTTTAATGCAAGTAGCTGCTGCAGGCGGTGTAGCAACTATTGCTTTAAATGCTATACCATTTGTTGCTATTGCTACAGCAGCAGGGCTTTTAACTACTGCAATTTTTTCTGCCACACAAAAACAAAGAGATTTCAATAAAGCATTAAAAGAAGGTGATGAGCAAGCTTTAAAAAGTGAATTTAATAGACTATTTATAGAAAGACAAAAACTTTTACAAAGATTAGCAAAGGCACAGGATAGCAATAATAGAAGAGCAATCAATTCATTGCAAAAACAACTCCGTATGAATGAGGCAGCAACAAAGCCAATTAAAGAGCAAATGGATTTGCAACGTGAGGCTTCAAATAATATTGTTGCAACAAAAACAACTGAAAATAAATTAGATGATGATAAAGCCAAAAAATTTGCAGATTTCTTAAAAAAACAAGAAACACAAAGACAGTTACTTCAATCAAATCTTGATGGAAACAGGCAAGAGGTAGAACTACAACAAGCAATTAATACTGCTGTTGAAATTCATGGCGAAAAAAATAGACAAAAAATTACAGATATTTTAACAGCAAATGCAGCTTTGAAAAATCAAAAAACAGAAGTTGACAAAATTAATGAAGCCGCAGATAAACAAGCCGAAATATTTAAGCAGATTGGCGATAGTATTGCCACAGGTATTTCAGACGCTTTAGTTGGTGCAATTTTACATGCAAAATCACTTGGAGAAGCAGCAAGAAATATTTTAAATGATATTGCATCACAATTATTAAGACTTGGTATTAATACAGCTTTAAATGCAATTTTTCCCGGCTCGATATTTGCAAACTTACCTCAGTTTGCTAATGGTGGTAGACCACCTGTTGGCAGAATGTCCCTAGTAGGCGAAAAAGGGCCAGAATTATTTGTACCTTCAACAGCTGGCACAATTATTCCTAATAATCAAATAGGAGGTGGCGTAACAAATAATATTGTTGTTAATGTAGACGCATCGGGTTCTTCTGTTGAAGGCGATGAACAAAGTAGCAAAGAGCTTGGTCTTGCTCTTTCTACTGCTATACAAGCACAATTAATACAAGAAAAACGACCCGGAGGTTTACTTGCATAATGGCTACCTTTCCATCATTTACACCTACTTATGTTGGCTTTAGTAAAAAATCAGCACCAGTAAAAAGACTTGTTCGTTTTGCAGATGGTTATGAACACAGAGTTTTGTTTGGTCTAGCTAGTCACCAAAACCCAAAAGTATTCAATGTGCAATTTAATGAATCTGAAACTAATGCAGATGTAATTGAAGCATTTTTAGATAGCAGAGCAAATGATCAAGCAAGTTTTACTTTTACACCTACTGGTGAAGGTATATCAAAAACTGGTACATATTCACAATCATCAACATCTACAATTACTTTGACTGTTACCAATCATGGTATTGCAGTAGGGGAAACTGTTACTCTTGATTTTACTACTGGTTCTGCAACAGATGGTACATTTATTGTACAATCTGCTGCTGATCAAAATACTTTTACTGTAGATGCTGCAAGTAGTATAACTACCAGTGGCAATGTATCTGTTACTGTTTCTGGTGCTGGCCAATATGTTTGTGAAAGTTGGACAAAAACAATACCCTATAATAATAGAGCTATTATAAGTTGTACATTTAGAGAGGTATTTGAACCATGAGTAGTAGTGTAATAAGCGATGTTCAGTCTATAAATCCTTCTTCAATAATTGAATTATTTGTACTTACTTTGAAGGAAGGGATAAATTATGCTACAGGAAATCCAGATAGTGTTGATACTGTTTATAGATTTCATGCTGGATCAAGTTTAAATTCAAATGGCGAAATCGTTTGGGCTGGTAATACATACCAAAGATTCCCTGTACAAGCAGATGGCTTTGCATACCAAAAAGGTCAGTTACCAAGACCAACTTTAACTGTAAGTAATGTTCTTGGTACAATTACATCAATTCTTTTAGTTGTAAATCAAACAACAACAGGAAATGATTTAACTGGTGCAACCGTAACAAGAATAAGAACATTGGCAAAATTTATTGATGCCGTTAATTTTGCTGGCAATGTAAACCCTTATGGTACACCTGATCCAAATGCTGAATTTCCACAAGAAATATATACGATTGATAGAAAATCACAAGAGACAAGAGATATGGTTTCATTTGAACTTGCTGCACCTATTGATTTAGCTGGTGTTCGTGCGCCAAAACGTCAATGTACTATAAAGGATTTTCCTAGCATTGGCCGTATTAGAGTATGAATTGGAAAGATTCTGCTATGCTTCATGCAAAAGAGCAAGATCCAAAAGAATCTTGTGGTTTAGTAGTAGAAGTAAAAGGGAAACAAAAATATTTTCCATGTAAAAATTTATCAACTTGGGCATATCAATGTTTTATTATTGATCCAGAAGATTATGCAAAGGCAGAAGATACTGGAAAAATTTTAGCTGTTGTTCATAGCCACCCAATAACACAACCTATTGCAAGTCAGGCAGATATGATAGGTTGCGAAGATTCAAATTTACCGTGGCATATTGTTAATCCAAAAACAGAACAATGGGGTTATTATGAGCCAAAAGGTTACAAACCACCATTACTTGGTAGACCATGGGTTTGGGGCGTTACTGACTGTTGGGCATTAGTAAGAGATTGGTATAAAGAAGAAAAAGGCATTATTTTAAGAGATTGGGAAAGACCAGTGACACCAGAAGAATTTGTTAAAGATCCAATGTTTGAAAGATGTGCTTGGCGTACAGGTTTTAGACAACTAAAAGCAGAAGAAAAATTACAAAATGGTGATTTATTATTTATGTCAATATTAACTACTGGTTTGAATCATGTGGCGATTTTTATAGATGGAGATGTTTTACATCATTTAGGAGATAGAATAAGCTGTAAAGAACCATACAATCAATGGTTGCAAAAATGTACTGGTATGAGGTTACGTTATGCTCCGCAAAGTTAAGTTATATGGTGAGCTTGCAGAAATAACAGGGCATAAGGAATTTGATGTTGCTGTAAATACAACAGCGCAGGCTGTAAGTTTTCTTATAAACAATTTTCCGCAGTTAGAAAAACATATGTCAAATAGATATTATCAAGTGTTATGTGATGAAAATGATATTGGTCTTGATGAATTACACTATCCAACAGGTAAATCAGATATAAAATTTGTTCCTGTAGTATCTGGTGCTGGTGGTAATTTTGGTAGAATTTTGTTTGGGGCAGCCTTAATTGCTATGAGTTTTGGTGTAGGTGGTTTATTTACAGCGCCGTTAATTCAATCAGGTACTTTTAGTTTTGCGGCTGCTGGTTTAGGTGCAAAAGCAGCTTTTGGTATTGGTGCTTCACTAGTATTATCAGGTGTAAGTGGAATGTTGTTTCCAGTACCAAAAATGCCAGAATTTAGTTCTGAACAAGATCCAAGGTTATCATTTAGTTTTAGCGGCACGCAACAAACTGGACGAGCAGGGACACCAGTACCAATTGTATATGGAGAAATAATAACAGGTTCTGTTGTAATTTCTGGTGGTATTGATACAGAGCAAGTACAGGTATGACAAAAAAAAATAAAATTATTCGAGGTTCCTTTGGTGGAGGAGGTAATCCTACCCCACCATCACCTACAAGAACACCAGACACTTTACATAGTAAACAGTTTGCTACTTTTTTAGATTTAATTTCTGAAGGTGAAATAGAAGGAAGTGCATCTGCTTCAAAAGAAGGAATAACTGACAAAACATCTACAGCATATAAAAATGCATATCTCAAAGATGTATTTTTAAACGATACACCAATATTAAAAGCAACAGCAGATTCGACAGATCCAGCAGAAATTGATTTTAACTTTCAAAATGTTACATTTAATTCAAGATTTGGTACAGCAGACCAAACAAAAATTTCTGGAATAGAAAGTAGTCAATCAACAATTTCAGTTGGTGTAGAAGTACCAAAAGACTCACCAGTTACAAGAACAATTACAAATACGAATGTTGATAGAATAAAAGTATCAATAACATTTCCACAAATACAAATAGCCACTGATGATGGAGATTTATTAGGCGATACTGTAGATTTTAAAATTTCTGTTCAATATAATTCTGGTGGATTTACAGATGTACATACTGATACTGTTACTGGAAGAACTGCAGACGCATATCAAAAAGATTTTTCTGTTGAAGTTACAGGTGCATTTCCTGTTGATATAAGAGTCACAAGAATTACTGATGACAGTACAAGTAGCAGTACCATAAATGCTTTTCAATGGACAAGTTTTACAGAAATAATTGATGATGCATCTACTTATGCAAATTCTGCATACAACGCAATAAGATTAGATTCGCAACAGTTTAGTTCAATACCAACAAGAAAATACAGAATCAGAGGAATAAAAGTAAGAATACCGGGTGCTGGTGCATCTAGTTCTGGTACACCTACTGTTGACACTGCAACTGGTCGTATTGTATATCCTGATGGGTATATTTTTAATGGTGTAATGGGTGCTGCAGTTTGGACTTCTTGTCCTGCAATGATACTTTTAGACTTATTAACAGAAAAAGATTATGGTTTTGGAGATCATGTAACAGATAGTAGTCTTGACTTATTTTCTTTTGTAACTGCCAGCAAATATGCGAACACTCTTGTTAATGATGGATTCGGTGGCACAGAGGCACGTTTTAGTTGCAATGTAAATATTCAATCATCTAGTGAAGCGTTTGACCTTATAAATGAACTTGCTGGCGTAATGAGATGTATGCCTATATATTCTGCTGGTTCGATAACTATTACTCAAGACTCCCCAAAAGATGCCAGTTATTTATTTAATTTAAGTAATGTTACTTCTGAAGGATTTAATTATTCTGGTAGTAGTTTGAAACAAAGACATACTGCTGTTGCTGTTTCATATTTTAATATGGACAGCCAAGAAATTGATTATGAAGTTGTAGAAGATAGTACTGCACAAAGTAAGTTTGGAATAATTACAAAACAAGTAAAAGCCTTTGGCTGTACATCAAGAGGTCAAGCTGCAAGATTAGGCCGAGCAATTTTATTTGCAGAACAAAATGAATCAGAATTGGTAAGCTTTTTAACTTCTATAGATGCTGGTACTGTTGTTAGACCGGGTGCAATTATTGATATTAATGACCCTGTTCGTGCTGGTGTTAGAAGAGGAGGAAGATTATCTGCTGTTGCTTCAACAACAGTTATGACTATTGATGATGCTAATGCTACTGATTTAGCAACTACAAATTCACCTACATTTAGTGTTGTTTTACCAGATGGGTCTGTTGAAACTAAAAATATCTCAAGTATTAGTTCTGCTGGTGTTGTTACTGTAGATTCTGCATTTTCACAAACACCAAATGTTAATACAGTGTGGCTAATAGAAAATACAACTGTTCAAGCTCAAAAATTTAGAGTAATTACTGTTGAAGAACAAGATGGTATTAATTATTCAATAACAGCATTATCTTATGTTGAAGGTAAATATGCATTTATCGAAGATAATTCAAATTTACAAGTAAGATCCATATCAATTCTAAATGAATTGCAACCGCCACCATCTAACTTATCTGCTGTTGAAACAATAGTTCCAATAAATAATCAAGCTGTTTCCAAAATATTTATAAGTTGGCAACCTATTGTCGGTGTTATTGAATATCAGGTAAATTATCGTTATAACAATGGAAATTTCACTTCTGAAAGAGTAACAAGACCTGATTTTGAAATATTTAACAGTCAACTTGGTACTTATGATATTGAAGTATATAGTTATAACGTATTAGGTAAACTTTCTGCTACAGCAAACACTTTAAAATTTATTGCTGTTGGTAAAACAGCATTGCCAGAAGATCCTACAAATTTAACATTAGAACCTGTTTCAGATTTATTTGTAAGATTAAGATTTAACCCTGCTTCAGATGTTGATGTTACCCATGGTGGTTCCATTTCTGTAAGGCATACCCCAAGTATTGATCCAGCCGTTGCAACATTTACTAATGCAACAGAGATAATTCCAAAACTTTCTGGGAATATAAGTGAAACTTTGGTTCCTGCCTTATCGGGAACTTATTTAATAAAATTTATTGATGATGGAGGAAGAAGGTCAAATAATGCAGCAAAAATAATTGCTGTACAACCAGATGCACAACCAAATTTAGTTGTACTTACAGAAAGAGAGGATACAGATTCACCACCGTTTCAAGGCAATAAAACAAATACGTTTTATGATTCTGATTTTGATGGTTTACTTTTAGACGGCACAATATTATGGGATTCAATTACAGAAAATATTGATGATTTAGCAAATATTGATTTTGCTGGACCAATTAATTCTAGCGGAAGTTATGAATTTCAAAATGAAGTTGAACTTGGTGCAGTTTTTAATCTAACTTTAAAAAGACGCTTTGTTACTTCTGGAATTTTACCAAATGACTTATTTGATTCAAGAACAGCAAATATTGATACATGGACTGAAATAGATGGAACACTTGCCGAAGATGTTGGAGCAAAATTACTTGTTGCTACAACACAATTAGATACTGCAACTTCAACAGCAGCAACTTATGGGCAAAGTGGTACAACAATTACCATCACAAAAAGTGGTCACGGATATTCAGTCGGTGACCAAGTTGTTATAGATTTTACTGCTGGTAGTGCAACAGATGGTAATTATGAAATACAAACAATAACTGGAAGTACATTTACAGTAACTGCTAGTGCCAGTGCAACGATCTCGAACGGCACTTCTTGTAATATCGGACCTAATTTTACACAATTTAATACATTTGCTAATGGTGAATATACTGCAAGAGGTTTTAAATTTAAAGTAGAACTAACATCAAATGACCCTGCACAAAATATTAATGTTACAGAACTTGGCTATGAAGCAAGCCTTAAACCAAGAACAGAAACCAGTATTGGCAATGCAGGTGCTACAAATGGACTAATTGCATCTGGCAGTTCTGCCAAAACAGTGACTTTCACAAATCCGTTTTTTACAGGTACAGGTTCTCTTGGTGGCACAACATCTGCTTTTTTACCAACAGTTGGTATAACTTTAGAAGGTGCTGTAACTGGTGATTATTTTAAAATAACATCAATTACAAATTCGGGATTTGTCATTGAAGTAAGAGATTCAAGTAATAGTTTTAAAGACCTTAATTTTCGCTATACGGCAATCGGGTTTGGTAAAGGAACTTAAATATGTTTATATTTAGATTATCTATTATCATATACTTATAAAAAAGGATTAAGAAATGGCAACACATGATTATGATTTAGCCAACCAATCAGGGGCGGCCTTTCGTGCTGACTTAAATAATGCATTAAGTGCCATAGTAACCAATAATTCTAATTCATCTGACCCGTCAACAACTTTTGCCAGCATGTTATTTGCAAATACCACTGCTAGTGAAATGCAGCTTAGGAATACAAGTAATAATGCATTTGTAAGTTTATTTACACTTTCTGGTGGACCAAAATTTGCAGCTAGTGGAACTATAGCAGGAAAAAATATAGGTAAGGGTAATAACGATGTTGCTACCAATACAGCATTTGGTAATGACTGTTTAGCTGGATCAGTAACAGGTGATGGTAATACAGCTATAGGTGATGATTGCCTAAAGGCTAATACATCAGGTACAAACAATTCTGGGCTTGGTAATCATGCCATGGAGTTTACTACAACAGGTTCTCAAAATACGGCCTTGGGTATGTCCGCATTGATTGATAACAGTACAGGCAGCCAAAATGTGGCTGTGGGTAGATTATGTCTCGGAGATAATACTACGGCAGATGATAACACCGCAGTGGGTTTTGATGCTATGAGGCTAAATACTACTGGCGCAAACAATGTGGCCGTGGGATCATTAGCGTTAGATGCAAACACTACAGCCAGCAGTAATACATGTGTGGGATATGCAAGTTTATCCACAAACACTACAGGTGCAGAAAATTCAGCTTTGGGAAGAAGCACTTTAGGAGATAACACTACTGGAAGCTCTAACTCTGCTTTTGGTAAATCGGCGTTAGGATCCAACACTACAGCATCAAACAACTCTGCTTTTGGTAAAGATTCACTTAAATCAAACACAACTGGCACAAATAATACTGCTATTGGTGCACAAGCTGGCCAGACTCAAACAACTACTAATGCTTGTACATGGATTGGTGTTGAAGCTGGTAGAGATAATACCACAAATGATAATGTTGGCATAGGTTCTGGTTGTATGCGATTAAACACGACTGGAACTAGAAATACTGCTGTTGGTACTGGGGTTTATGGCTCTACACATGGCGCTTTGAGTGCTAATACGACTGGAACTAGAAATACCGCTTTGGGTAATCAAACACTCTTGCTCAACACAACAGCAAGTAACAATACTGCGGTGGGTGCAGAAGCTATGAGTTCTAACACAACAGGGTCAGAAAATACTGCCGTAGGTAAGGAAGCATTGTCGAGCAACACTACGGGAATTAACAACGTAGCTATGGGTGTAACTGCTATGTTAAACAATACTACTGGAAGTAATAATACAGCCCTTGGACAAAGTGCCTTAAAAGCCAATACTGAAGCAACAGGCAACACTGCGGTGGGAAGAACGGCTTTATTTTCTGCTACGACTGGATCTAATAATACTGCTGTAGGTTTGTCTGCATTGAA